GGGTCGCTATCTGCGGGAATGACTTCAGGTCTCCCATGTCGTTCTGGTAGGCGGTCTGCTCGCCGAAGCTGTCGAGCTCGTCCTGGGCGAGCTCGACGATCTTGTACCACTGGCAAAGCAGCGCGAGCGTCGGCGCGTCGGCCTGGGTGAACGAGCGGCCGGCGGTGAGCTCGTCCCACTTGGCGCTCTTCACGGGGTCGCCGGCGACCGCGGCGGGCTTCTCGAGGGGCATCCGCCACCTCCAATCGGCATGAAAAAGCCGCCCCGAAGGACGGCTTGCGCGGCGGTAGGATTTGCACCTACGTCTCCTCAATCAAGGGCACTCCTCGTACTGTGCTACTTTCCGCGCTTCCTATTTTCCCATATGCTGACAGCCTTATCAACCATGGCCTGCTCGTCCGGCGTCAGCCTTGCCGCGCCCTTCGCCGAGTCGTTCTCATTGTGGTTGTAGCCGTGGTGCGCATGCGGGCGCTCCCCATTATGCGAGTGGTCCACGTCGATCTGCTTCGACCTCTTGTTCTCATTGTCGAAATAGACGATCGATTTCAAGTCGTCCCCCTCGACATGGGCGTAGACGCGCCCGCGCGTCATCGTCTCCATGAGGATTTCGCTGCCGCGCCCGTTCTTAGATACGAATTTGATGTTCCCGACGGTCAGCACCGAATGGTACTGGCTGCCGTACGGGTTCTTCGGGTTTCCGCGTTTATCTACGCTCCACCCGCTGCTGGCGCCCCTGCCTCCCACGGAACCCGCCTCCCTTGTACTCGACGACCTCGCAGCCGCCGAAGTCAAATCCGATGTCGCCTCCGTAGAGCAGCACGCGTGCGGGCTCCAGGCGGCTCATGGCCTCCGCCATGCCCTCGCGCCAGACGGCCAGGGCGCCCTCGTCCCCCTTCACGCCGACGGTCGACACGGCGACGGTCGATCGGCGCGGGACGCCGTCGAACGCGAAGCGGAAGCTCCGGCGCTGCGCCCACGAGAGGGTGGGGACTACGCGGAGGCCCTGCTCCTGCCACCAGTGGCCGAGTGCCTGGGAGCGGTAGCGGTTCCACCGCTGCATGGCGTCTGGCATGTCGAGGTAGAGCGAGAAGTCGGGCGTGAGCACGCACTCGAAGCCGCGCAGGCACTCGAGGTAGGCCACGGGGCGGGCCCACACGCGCTCGAACTGGTAGTCGTCGATGAAGAAGTGGCAGCAGCGGCCGGCCTTGTCGGCCTCGGGCGTGCTCTTGGCGTAGTTGAACCCGATCATGTCCGCCGGCTTGGCCATGCACCGCTTCATGCGGGGCATGCCGTCTCGGCCGCAGTCGGACCGGCTGACGAGGCGCAGGTTATACGCGTCGTCCGTCCTCAGGCGCTCGTGGCCGTAGTCGAGCCGTTTGCTCTTGAAGTCCAGCCCGAACCTCGACATGTCGAAGTCCTTGAGGCTGCGGACCTCCTCGCGCAGCATCGACTTGTTCCAGGTGGCGACCTCGCCGGTCTTGTTGTCGGCGATGCGGAAGGCCTTGATCTGCTCGTCCGTCAGGTCGTCGCAGTACTCGATCTTGGAGTCGGGAATCTCGTCCCACCCCAGGGATCTGCACGCCTCGACGCGGGTGTGCCCCCATACAATAACCGGGCGCTCGCGGCTCTCCAGGCCGATGGTCCCGCGCAGCCCGAACTCCTTGATGGAGTCGGCGACCACGGGGACGGCGGAGGCGTTGTGCCGGGCGTTTCGCTCATATGGGACGATATCGTGTATCTTCACGTACACACCCGCCTAGTTTTTCTCGGTTTAGCTGCGGTTTTGGCTTGACTTCCGTAAAAAAGCGTATTCGGGGGTATTGCGGCCCTGGCGCGGGATGGTGGCCTATCCCCTTCCGGCAAAAGACCCCCGTGGGGTCGGGCGCCGGGGCGCATCCCCTACCATGAGGTCGTTTGCCGCGGCTGTTTCTCGGGCACGGACGGGGGACTAATAAAGGGAATACGTTCGGACTTGAGCGCCTTGCACAGCTCGACGAAGGACTCAGGAGAGTTCCACGCGGCGAGATGCTCGCGGAGGGCGCGGCGTACGGCCGACACCTCGGCGACGCTGCGGGCGCGACGCCAGTTGTTGCAGCAACGGTGCGCGGCGGCGACGTTGTCGCGGTCGAAGGGCGATCCGCCGCGGCTGACCGGGACGAGCTCATCGCACTCGAAGGCCCCGGGGTTGCCAGGCGGCATCCCGTAGTCTATGGGTAGCCCACATATCCAGCAGGGCCTGCCCTGCGAGCGGAGCCACCGCACGACATGGCGGCGACGGGCTCCGTTGGCCTTGCGCGGGTTGCCCATCCCCTACCACTCCACCGGGGAGCGCCCTCGGTTGGACATGCACGCCTCGATGCCCCCGTAGCGCAGCGCCTCCAGGCGCGCGCCCCCGGCACCCCCAGGTCGGCGGCGCGGCGCCGCCGTGACCCCCAGGGCGCGGCGGAACGCCCACGCCATGACCGTGTCGTGGCGGCGGGCGGATCGCGCGATGTACTCTCGGCTGACCACGGGCATCATCCCCTATTGAATTAAACGCAATAGAAAGGCCGGAGTCCCTGAACTGCTGAAGGGAACTCCGGCCACTCATCTGTGCTTCCACGCACATCCGACCCGCACACCGCGCGGGCGGCGCTGCGAATCGACACCCTAGTTATATCCCAGAAGAAACCTGCAACGGTCTGCAATTGTGTGCAATCGTCTGCAACTATCTGCAATTGTCTGCAGAAGTGTGCAATCGTCTGCAATTGCATGCAGTCCCATAAAGACAGAAGGCCCCGACCGCACATGGCGATCGGGGCCGACATGCTGACGCGAACCAGCCATCCAATTATATTGCCGCACGGCCCACGCCGGCCCTTGCGGTGGCGATGCCCACCATATCGACCCAGTCCAGGGCCGATGACATATCTGAATGCACCGACCTCACCGACACCCCCAGTGTCCCCGCGATCTCCTGCAGGGTGCGGTCCTCGCAGTAGCGCAGCTCCAGCACGTCGCCCCAGCGCTTGCCTGGGTTGGCCGAGCGCACGCCCGCGCAGAGCTCGCGCCCACGCTCCACCTCGTGCCGGAGCTCGGACAGCTCCGCGCCGCTGCGGCGCTCGTAGTCTATGCGGTCGTCCGTCGAGCGCATGAAGTCCGTGCCGTGCGCGCCCTTGCCCACGGCGTCGTAGCGCTGGGCGCGCACCTGCTCGCGCGCCTGCATCGACTGGATGACCGCCAGCCTGCGGTCGATGCCGCGCTGGGCGGCCCGTACAGTCTCCAGATATTCCCGTGCATCCATGTGACCTCCCGCGTGGTACCATGCTCTACGCCACATAGAGGATGCCGGGAGGCGTCTTTGCCAAAGGCCGCCGGCGCTCCAACGCCAGCGGCCTTAATTATATATCTACCTGCGGAAACTCAATATCTCATCGCGACCTCGCGCCGCATGGCCATGATCTCGTCGTGCACCGCGCCCGAGCCTGCCAAATAGCGGTCGACCCTGTCGAGCTTCGGCTTGGCGCCCTTGCGGCGGGCCTCCTTCACGCGGCGCAGGTCGTGCTCGCGCCGGCACGCCTCCGAGCAGTACTTGGCGTGGGGCGCCTTCGGGATGAAGACCCTCCCGCAGACCGCGCAGCTCCTCTCCTGCACGTCCCACATCACGGTCATCTCGTCGACCTCCTGCACCTGCGTGCGCGGCGCGCCTCGATGCTCTTGCGCACGCAGCGGTTCTCGGCGAGCATCCGCCGCAGCCTCTCGAAAACTCTCATCGGTTAGCCTTCCTCGACCTCTTGAGCG